ACTATCGCAGCAATTGCAGCAAGTCTTACAAAATAACAGCAAGCTAAAAGTGTCGTTTGATAAGACAACGCTACGCAATGACATTCAAGCTACGTTGGGGCAAAATCCGTTCAAAATCAATATTGTTGTAGATAAGGCATCAGCTACGCAAGCAGTGCAAATGGCGTTACAACAATCATCAGTTTGGAACGGCAAATATACCGTTGATGATTTAAGGGCGGAAAAAGCACGTACTGAGCAAGCTATTCAAAATTGGCGCAATGCACAAGCGGCAGCAGCAAAAGCGAAATCAGCACATCACGCGGCAGCACGTGCGGCAGATGAACATTCGGGCGCAAGCATACGTCTACGTAGCGCACTTGGCTCAAATATCAGCGTAGCCGGACAATTAAAAGACCAATTCGTATCGCTTTATTCAGTCTATGCAGCAGAGCAATTTCTGAGCAAGGTTGTCGACATTGGTGGTGAATTGGAACACCAAAAGTTAGCACTTGATGCAATCTTAAAAGACAAAGGTAAAACACAAGACTTGTTTGGCGAAATCCGTTCATTGGCATTGAAATCACCTTTTGGTGTCATGGACTTGAACCAATACGCAAAGCAGTTGTCAGCGTTCACCGTACCTTACAACGAATTGTACGACACAATGAAACGCCTTGCAGATATTTCGGCAGGTACAGGTGTCGATATGCAACGTCTTATTTTAGCTTATGGTAAGACAAAAAACCGCACATTCCTCGATGGTCTTGAGGCAAAACAATTCGCATACGCCAACATTCCTATCTATGATAAACTCTCAAAGAAGCTCACAGAGTTAGAAGGCAAGTTTGTCAGTGTTGCAGACGTAATGAAACGCATCTCTAAAAAGCAAATATCATTCGACATGGTAAAAGATGTCTTATGGGATTTGACTGACGAAGGCGGTATGTTCAACAATATGCAAGAAGTCTTGTCAGGCTCAGTCAAGACACGTTGGAAACTTGTAAAAGATGCACTTGACTTGATGTATGGTGATTTAGCAGAGTCGCTTTCAACACCCTTGAAAGGCGTTGCTGACGTGCTTATATCGCTCACAAAGAATTGGGGCAAAGTTGCAGCGGCTATGACAGTTGCGGCAGGTACTTATGGTGTTGTCAAGGCAGCAAGTTACTTGCTCACAAAAGGCATGATGACTGAGGCGGCAGCAACAAATGCTGAAATAGTATCTACAAAACGTTCTGAGGCGGCAAAAATAAGGCTCGCGGCTACGTATCGCCAACTAACAGCCGTAGAACAATACCAACTCACCAATTCAAGAAAGCAAATAGTTTACGACATTCAAGCGGCAGTTACAAGTGGCGCACTCACTAAAGAAAAGGCGTTGCAGTTAATTGCAATGAGGAAGCTCTCGACTCAACAAGCCAAATATCTTGTAGATATCAAGATGATTACCGATGCAGAGCGTCTGCAAGCAGCATCAGCTAATCGTTGGAGAATCGCATGGGTGCAATTTGGCAATGCAATGCGTAACGTGTGGGCAAGTATTGCAAAAGCACTGCCTTCATTAGGCGTATTCGCAGCTATCACTCTCATAGTTGAGGGCATAATGAAATACACTGAAAAAGCGCGTGAGGCTAAAGAAGAAACAGAAAAACTTCAACAAAAAGCCAATGAAACTTTCAAGAACTTGGGCGAAAACTTAAAGACAAACACTCTTGAAGGCTTGCCAAGCATGACACGTGAGCAAATCAGCGCAGCGATAGATGAAATGGTACAAACTATCAAGGATTATCACCCTGCGGCAGGTAATATTCTTGAAAGTGTTTTTGGTGATGGCTCGCAAGCAAAGTCAATCCAAGAGCAATACAAGGAATTGCGTCAAGCTATCTTAGACCTCTATCAAGCACAACAAATCGTAGCGAATAATGCAAGCCTTGTTCAAGACGCAAACGATGCAACTGATGGGTGGTTTGATGATTCTTTAACGGAGAATATCAACGATTACTCTGCGGCAGTTAATAGAATGCGCAAAGCACAAGATGATGCAGTTGCGAGTGGTATCAATCTGCAAAATTCATTGCAGAATATAGGAAAACATTTCCCCGAACTTGCACAACAAATGCAAGGCAAGTCTCTCGTTGAGCAATTGCAAACATTGCAGAAATATTATAAATCAGCAAGCGCTTCAATCAGAATAGACCTTTATCAATACATCAAGATGAACGAGAGAATCCGTGAATACATCAACGAGGCGATTAACGCAGGCTATGATTTTGACAAATTGCTCCCCGATATTGATACATGGGTAAACTATACCAAGCAAGTCTTGTCGCAACAAGGCTATGACTTTTCAAAAACGCTCACAGGCGCACAAGAAAACGCTGTTAGAACAATGGTTAAATCACTTGTTGATAGCGCAAAAGATGCAGCACCCGAAGTTCGCTCTGAAATCGAAAAAGAGTTGCTCAAAAAGTTCAACATCAGTGTCGCAATTGACTTTGAAGGTTCTGAAAAAGCAATTGAGCAATGGAAAGAGCATTTGAAGACAAGTTTGCAAGGTAAGTTTGATACGACAATCAATGCAGCAGCAGATTACACTTCAGTTGTCGATGCAGTGCGCAAATCATACAAGACAGCTAAAGAAGAGGCTAACAAGTTAGAACCCGTTTTGCTTAAAGCAGGTATTAAGTTTACAGCCGGAAAGAAAATCGAAGGTGTAACAATGTACGCAGACCAACGTCAGCGCGAACTCATTGAGCAATATAACAACTATGTTGACACAATCAATGCAGCAATTGAAGGCTCACAAACAGAAGGTTTTAGTCTTGAAACTGAAAAGCAACAACGTGCAGCAGCCAAGCAAGCAGAAAGCGCACTGACAAAACGCCTGAAAGAACGCCTTTCTTTGCTCAAATCAGCATACTCAGAGTATCAGCGTTGGAGTGAACTTATCGGCAAAGATGAGGCAATTAAAAAGCTCAAAGAAAGCAACGTTTATTCTGCGCTATTTTCTGACAAAAATTTCAACATTGAAGAACTCCGCGCAAACATCGTTAAGTTAGTCAAAGAGGCAAAGGCAGCGTTGAAAGACATATCAGCGCAATCTTTTGCACGTCAAGGCGAAGAAGAATTACTTAAATTCGACTATGATGCAACGAAGACTGACCTCGATAAAGCAAAGCAAGTCATTGAGAAATTCGTATCAGATACAACCGACCAATGGAAGTTGTACGATGATATTCTCACCAAGACAGGCAATGAAGAATACGCTAAACTTGCCTTTTCTAACACAGGCGTATGGGATGAAGCAGCAAGTGCAATGCGCACACGTCTTGAACAAGAAATGGCTAAAGCTAAATTCTCACCCGATACAATCATTGATTGGAATATGGATGAGGGCGCAGCAAAGATATTCTTTAATAACAATGAGGCGTTACTCAAGTTGTATCAAGAAATCCAAAAGCAGATTAAAGCTAATGCGCGTACAATCTTAACCGAAGGCGCAGCGGCAATGGCATCGCAATACGACAAAGAGGAACAAATCAAGCGTTTAGAGGAACAAATCAGCAAGTTGCGCAAAAAGTTGGCTGAAAATCCCGACCTCGCAGATGGCATCAATGCGCAAATTGAGCAACTGACTGAAAACATCAACCAACTTAAGAGTGAATTATTTTCACTTTCGCCACTCTATGAGCAAATCTTTGGCTCAATGGAGTATCAAGATTGGGGCGCAGTTAACAAGGCGGCTAAACTTGCAAAAACACTCGTTAAGAACTCCAATCCTATAAAGAATGGAAAAGCCAAACCTTCCGCTTACTCGACATTCTATATGGATAATGGCGAAAAGAAAGAAATTATTCTCACAGAGGCACAACTTAAGAAATTACGCGAATCTATTGACGGCTTTTTTGAAACTAAAGTTAATAAGAATCCGTTTAGAACTCTTATCGAATCTATTAAGAAATTGCGCCAAGCATACAAGGATAATGACAAAACGATTGATAAAGGCAAGGCTTGGGGAGAACTTGGTAAGTCAATTTCTAAAAGTGCCGACCAAGTAGCGGATCTCGCCAACTCTTTCCAAGAAATGTTTGAGGCTCTTGGCAACGAAGGCGCAGCAAAAGCAATGGAAACAATATCATTTGTTGCATCAGGTGTTTCATCAATCTCACAAGGTTTCGCAACAGGTGGTGTCTTTGGTGGCGTTACAGCGTCAATATCAGTCGGTCTTAGCGGTTTGACAAAGATATTCAATGCACACGATGCGGCAATTGAACGCTATATTGAGCTATCAAATCAACGTGTATCGCAACTCGAAAATTTAAGCGATGCAATTGATAGGTTGCTTGAACGCTCGTTGACAACATCAGCGAACACCGAACCCGACAGTTTGAAAGATGACATTGCGAAATACAACGCATATAAGTCGATTATTGAACAAGTAAACGCTGTACTCGCAAAAGGTCAAAAGATATCATACGGTGATTATATATGGTATGCAACAGCACTTGCAGTTGTAGACAAGTACAAGAACCGCATGGATGCTTACGAAAAAGGTGGCGTTTATGCTTATCAGCGCGAACTCTTGCAAGAAGAACTTGCAGAAAAAGAGTCACAACTTGCAAAATTAGAAGATGCTAAAGGTGACAAGTCCGAAGAAATCATCTCAACGCAAAAAGAAATTGCTGAACTCAAAGACGAAATTCTCGACTACGCAGAAGAAACTGCTGACACACTCTATGGTATCAACCTAAAAGACTGGTCAAGTCGAATTGGTGATGCGCTTTACAGCGCATGGCAACAAGGTGAAGACGGAGCAAAGGCTTTCCGCGATACCGTTGGTGATATCATGGGCGATGTTATGAACAACATTCTCAAAGTAAGTGTTTTGCAACCGGCAATGGAAGGCTTGCAAGAAAAACTCTTTGGCTCGGATGGTCTTAGCGGTCTCTTTGGCGAAGACTTTGACCTTAGTGACGCAGATGTCAAGACAATCGCTGATTACTTAATGGGTATCAGTGACAAAACAGAGGCTTACTACGATGCTATGGATAGAGTTGAAAAGCTATTGCAAGATGAGTATGGCGTATCAATGAAAGACGAAGACTCGTCAGGTATGACAAAAACCATACAAGGCGTGACGGAAGATACAGCAGACTTACTTGCAAGCTACATCAACGCTATTCGTGCAGATGTTTCGATGAAACGCGAATACTTGCGTGAAATCACTGACGAGTATATGCCGCATTTTTCAGTTGTAGCTGAAGCTCAATTGCGCCAACTTGAGGCTATTGCTATCAACACCGAAAACAATGCACGATACGCCAATGACATCAAGGAAATGTTAAGCAGTAATATTATAGCCGGTAAAGGCTTTAAAATGGCATAACACACATGGAAATAGAACAAATTAACTCGACATTACGCCAACAAGCTATAAACCTTGCAGCCTGCGCCAAAGGTATGCAAGGTTGGCGTAGTGACCTACAATTAGACGAATTGCTTAATTACTACAAGTTGCAATCGCAATTTTGTTTGGCGAAAGATTATCCGTCTTTAGAGTTTATCAAAGCAAACTTTGACAAGAAACTTTGCAGCATCTTTGGTATTTATATTGATGACGAAGGCTTAAACTTGAAACTCGACAACGGCACGTATATATTTCGTCAGGCACAAGCCACAATAGCAGTCAAGCAGATACAAGCAGTTGCATTGAAAGTATCTAATAGCGACCTTACTATCAATGTAGCACCATTTGCATCACTGACACTATCAATCTATAATGGTGGTGAATATAGTGTCAACGCTTATGATGGTGCAAGAGCAACAATCTTTGATTACAGCGATAGTGCAGCAAAAATTAACACACAAGGACAAGTAAATGTCTATAAGAAAATGTTACCATTTTGACAAATATATTGGTAAAAATAGCTATATTTGCCAATGACATAAAACACACGTTTCAAGATAATTCTTGCTCTAATATATGAACACATCGGATATACTCATCCAAAAGCCGACAGAAGGGGTTGCTAACAACTTGTTAGAAAAATGGCAAGTTGCTTGCACTTCCTTTCCGTTTAAGATTATTGGCGATATCAAAGATTTGTCAAGCCGTGACTTCAATAACGAGCATGGCGAAGATACTTACTTCCCTTCACAGCTCAAACAAAAGGCGTTTAACATTGATTTAGAGTTTGCGTACAAAGGCTCAATCGGTCAAATCACAGCCAATTTATCTTCACTTGTCAGTTATCTCACAGGCGAAGACGATTTAGGTACTGAACTTTATATCTACGATAATAACAGCGGCAAAGGCTACGCAGGATGTTATCTCAAAGGTTCAAGTGACGAAGATCCGCACAAATCCAATTGTGATGAGGTAATGCCTTTTAAGCTAACTTTCCGCGTCACCAAACCGCATGATATAGTAGAGTTAAAGAATAATTCAATCTTACCAACAACATAAAGATGTAGGCTATGTGGAAGATATACAGCTCGGATGGCACAAAAGTAAGATATGAAATTGCCACATTGGAATACAACGGCACATGGATGGGTGAATGTTATATTACTGCAACAATAACAACACCTAAACCTATTACATGGGAAATTGGCGATTATACTGAATATCGTGGTGAAAGGTTTGAGCTTAACTACATACCTACGCTTGTTAAGTCACAAAGTGGTGTTAAAAGTGGCGAAGAATTTAAGTACGATACTGTTAAATTCAACTCACTTAGTGACGAATTGACACGTTGCGACTTTAACGATTATGTGTTGGAAGATAATGAACTGCATTACACAAGTTTGCCGAAATTCTCGTTTTATGCGCAGACTATTCAAGCACTTGCTGACCGCATACAAGCCAACTTAGACCGCATTTATACAGGCGATAAAAAGTGGACTGTTATCTGTAATCCTGAGTTGGTAGAGCGTACTGATAGAAACATATCCGTTGATAGCATCAATGTATGGGAGGCACTTGCATTGGTAAACAGCGAGTTTAAAGCAAACTTTATCATACGTGGGCGCACAATAACAATCGGCACATCGGGCATTATTATGAATGACGTGCTGAAAATCGGCAAGAATAAAGGTCTTTACGAAATAAAACGCCAAGCAGATGAAACACAAGCAATTATAACACGCCTTCGTGCTTATGGTTCAACGCGCAATATGCCTACGCGGTATTACAACAAGAAATATCCCAACACGATACCTAACAACATGGCTGTCTCTAATTTGATGCTGCCCGGCTTTCCCGACACGACATCAGACCCCTATATCGACAGCGATAATAAAAAGTTCTTAGGCATACGTGAGGCATCAGTATTTTTTGACGGATCTGACGAAGATTTAGATGAAATCTACCCTTGCCTTAATGAGGCAAAGGTTGTGTCGGCAGAACAAGCAACCGATGACGGAACATGGGATGATCTCAATGACGGAGATAATATCCCAAACTTTAAAATCACAATCGAAGATATTGGTTTCGACATCAACGACTATCTTTCTAACGAGGCGGCAACAATATCATTTAAGACGGGTAAATGCGCAGGTCGTGAGTTTGAAATCGTGTCATGCACCTATGACGCAACAAACAAGCACTATATTCTGAATTGCGCACGTGCTGAAGATACTGACATCGACTTATATTTTCCTAACAAATACTACAACATACAATCAGGCGATGAATATGTATTGCTCAACATTGAAATGCCTGATATTTATATTGAAGATGCAGCACAGCGATTATTGACAGCGGCAAAGAAATATCTCGCTGAAAATGACTATGTGCGCTATACATATACACCAAGTATTGACGAAATACGTCTTAAACGCCAAGACGATGAGGCACAAGTATCAAACGGCAAGATTGATAGTATCTATCAGACCATCAAAGAAGGCGATATAATGGCGTTTGATGATGAAGATATTGGCTCGGTTACAATAGCAATTGACACGCTGAAAATTACTGAAGAAGATGAGAAATTGCCAAAAGTAACAGTCACTCTTACAGATGAAAAGACCGTTGGCACAATTGAAAAAATCCAAAACAAGATTGACGCAATTGTTAGCGGTGGTACCGGCAGTGGTGCAACGACATCACAGCTTAGATCATACATCGAAAAGTATGGCAAGAAAAATTTCCTTTCGAGAGTTGATGATGATACAGCATCCGGCTTAATTAAATTCCTTAGAGGTATCGAATTTGCCAACTCAAGCGGCATCGACTCAACGGGCAACGCAACGTTGGGTGATGTCAAAGCGGAAGATATTTACAGTGAAAAGATACGCGGTGTAGTTATTGAAATACTCAAGCAGTTGCAATCTGAAGGCTTTATCGACAGCATCATTTCGGGCGTTGGTAAAGGTTTTGGAATAGATACGGCAGGTCGCGGTCAGTTTGAAAGTCTTGAGGTGCGCGGAGCGATGCGCGTCATGGAACTCATCATCAATCGCTTGTC